CTGCATTATATGCTTTGTACAAATTTTATAAGCGCTGGCAAACCAATGAACAAGGTGCAGCGTTTTCAGTTCCGCTTCCTCGTGAAGATGAACAAGTTAACGTGTGGAAAACTCCAATAGTTAAACCAATATTGACTTGTCCCGAATTGACAAATATGACACTTGAACAAGTTAAGGTTCTAATAAGTAAAAATATCGGTCATGCTACTTTCAAAAATGATCAAACTGGTAAAGCCACTAAGTGTGATATTTTCCCTTTAAAGTCCAATTATTGGCTTGCGCCATGGCATGTTCTTAAAAGGGATTATAACAAAATCACTATCATCAGGGATGATCCTGAATTTCAAGGTCCAAACTTATTTGACAGGTATATAGGAAATAACATAATGCAGAGAATTGGTAAAACAGATCTAGGTATTATTTTCTTGGCTTCGGGTGGTGACACACGAGACCTAAGGAAATTATTTCCATTGACACATTCTATGAAACCTATGCCAGGCAATTTAATTTATAAAGATGAACTTGCTAACATGAAATATGATGCTTTCAGTATGAAACCTCATCTTTTAAGAAAGGATGATACTGAATATCGTGGTTTTTCATATAATTGCAATTTTAATACTTTTAATGGATTATGCATGGCTACTATAGTTTCAATGTCAAAATTTCCTGTTATATTGGGTTTTCATTTGGCAGGAGTTACTGACACTCCCCAAGGAATTTGTCAAACAGTTTTATTATCTGAAATTGATGAAACACTTGAGAAGATGAAATCTCTCAGTGTGGTTTTCCAAACAGCTAGTGAAGTTAATGTTGACTTCAATGTCTTGGACATGGGAATTACCCATAGTGAATCTATACATAAGAAAAGTCCTTCTAGATTTTTATCAGAAGGGGCTAGCTTGATTCATTTAGGGTCCCATTCCGGCATGCGAAGAAAATTTACTTCGGAGGTTGTCAAAACTATCATTTCAGATTCGGTTGAACAAATTCTTGGTGTACCTTGTAAATATGGACCACCCAAGAATATTGGGACGTATTTGCCATGGCAGCAATCGTTAGAGAAGATGACGCACTTGAAATCAATTGATCCAGTTCTGCTTGAATTGGCTTATGATGATTTTCATGATAAGATCTTCGACCATTTACATAAACATGAATCACATAAGGATCGAATACATCCTTTACCTAATGTTAATGTCATTTCTGGAGTCGATGGAATATATGGTCTTGATCAAATCAATTTGAGTGCTTCTTCAGGCTGGCCTTACAATGTAAAGAAATCAAAATTGGTTTTTGAAGTTGAATCTGAAGGCACAGGCTGTTCTTTTGCTCGTGATTGCTCCCCTGAATTTTGGGCCAAGGTAGATGCGATGGAAGAGGAATTATCTCAAGGAAAAAGAATTTATCTAATTCATAGAACTAATCTTAAGGATGAAGCTACTAGATTTGATAAAGACAAAGTCCGCACTTTTGCTGGAACACCTTTTGAAGGATTAGCTTTAGTGCGTAGATATTTCTTAACTATTTGCAAATACATTATGGAACATTCCGAATTATTCGAATGTGCAGTTGGTGTGAATTATAATGGACCCGGTTGGACTAAATTGACCAATACAATGTTGAAGTTTGGTCCTGATAGAGTCATCGCCGGGGATTACAAAGATTTTGATTCATCCATGCCTTGCGAAGTAACGTTATGTGCAATGAAATTATTAATAGAAATAGCCAAATGGGCCGGTTTTTCACCCAGACAAATTACTATTATGGAAGGTATTGCAACAGAAATTTGCATGCCAGTCTATGAATATAATGGAGAATTTATCAAGGTCAACGGTTCTAATCCTTCAGGGCATTCTTTGACTGTTTTCATGAATAACATAGTTAATTCAATTTACCTTAGAGTAGCATATTATGGGATATACAATAGAATGCCTCCGGGAAAATTTGCACACAACGTTGCAGTTATGTGTTATGGTGATGACAATAAAATGTCAGTCCGTTTAGGAGTAGACGCTTTTAATCACACCAACATAGCCGCCTTTCTTAAAAGATTTGGAATAATATTCACTATGGCCGATAAGACAGCAGAATCAGTCCCTTTCATCAATAATGAGGATTGCAGCTTTTTAAAGCGTAAATCCATATGGAGTGAAGAGTATCAAC